TACTTATTAACAGTACAAAAGTGTTGTTAAAATAGAATGTAACAAAATGGTAGTTTTATTTTAGTTTTCGAACGCTATCTATTTAGTATCAATAACTTACTAATTTGTAACAGCTTTTTTTTCAGGTGCTTTTTTTGTCGAAAATTTGTCTCCACAATAAGAAACAAAAAAGGAATAAAGTGAGCAAAACAGGTTTGAAAATAGAAGCATCTAACAACGGTAAAAAGGGTTCTTTACGCATAGTAGAAGAAATAGGTGTAAACTCTTACACGGGATCCAGTTCAACTGTTCGTTATTATGTTGACAGCTTTATTGAAAAGGGATTTACGGATGTAGATGTTTACATTAATTCTAGGGGCGGTTCGGTATTTGAAGCTTCCGAAATAGCCAATGAATTAAAACGTGTTCCAAATGTAACTTTAACCATCGGTAGCGTTGCAGCAAGTGCAGCTACATATTTAATGGCAAAGTTCAAGTGTAGAGCTTATTCAAACTCACAATTTATGATTCACCGCCCTCGTATGACTGCTTCGGGTGATTCACAAGCAATTGAAAATGATTTAAAACTCCTAAACAATTTAACAAGCGACTATCGTTCGGCGTATGCACAAAAGATGCAGATAAGTGAAGAAGAAGTTGAAAACCTATTTAATAAAGGAGATTATTGGATGACCGCACAGGAAGCCAAAGAAAAAAAATTGCTTGATGAAATTATTGAAGAAGAAGAACAGGAAATTACCTCTTTAGATGTGGCTATTCTTACAGCCTGTGGCGCTCCTAACATTCCTGCGGTAAACTCAAACGCTGATAAACACAAAACAGATAATACGATGAATAGAAATGCAATGTTAGCCACATTAGGCTTGCCTGCTGATGCTACTGATGAACAAATGGAAGCAAAAGCAAAAGAGATTGCAGAAAAAGCTACTACAGCCGATGCAGCAAAGAACGAAGCAACTGCATTGAAAGAAGCAACTGCAAAAGCTATGGTACAAACCGCCATTGACGAAAAACGCATTCCTGCGGATGCTAAAGCACACTACGAAAAGTTAGCTGCTGCTGATTATGATGCTACGAAACAAATTTTAGCATCAATGAGTGTACCTGTAAAAGGTTCGGATTTTATAGATCCTAAAGCTAGCAATCAAGGTAACCAGGATGCACGCGCATCTTGGAAATTTGAAGATTTTGCCGAGAAAGACCCCGATGCTTTAAAAGCAATGATGGTTAAAGAACCGGAAAAGTTCGAAGCTCTTTCAAAAGATTATTTCGGATCATAAAGACGATTTAAACAGTATTTAAACAAAGTAGAAAAAGAAAACAAAGGTACAGTTGCAACCTATAGCAACAATTAAACATTAATTTATATATGAAAAAGTTTTTAAAGATTGGAGGTTTCGCCATTGTATTGGTAGCCTTAACATTTGCTCCACAAATTTTTGGAATGGGTAAAACCGACGGTATGCAATTAGATCTGGCTCTAACACCAGTTGCATTACCGGCATTAAATCAGTTAGCTGAAAAAGAAATGATTAAGAACTTCGGTAAAGATAGTTCTTGGATGGGCGAATTGCGCTCAAAACAACAATGGGTAAACAATGATGTTATTAAAATTCCTACACAAGGAGCGGCACCAACGGTATTGATTAATAACACTACTTACCCGATCAATAAAGCAACACGCCAGGACGGGCATATTGTTATTTCTTTAAACAAATTGGATACAACCAATACAATTGTAACTGATGACGAATTATATGCGTTGCCTTACGATAAAACAAGCGATGTACAGGAGCAACACCGTTTAACTTTAGAAGAAAAATACGCGGCTCACTCACTACATTCTTTAGCACCTGCTGAAAACACAACTAAAACTCCTGTTATCGTTGCTACAGGCGCAGCCGTGAATGGTAGAGCAACATTGACAAGCAAGGATGTTGTAAGATTAAAAAACGCACTTGATAAATTAAAGGTTCCACAAAAAGGGCGTGTACTGGTATTGTGCCCAGATCATGAAGCAGATTTATTGAATGAAGACCGTTCTTTTTACCAACAATACCATAATGCAAAAGATGGTGTACTGGCATCAAGTTACTACGGGTTTAAAATTTACGGATCTGTTGATACTGTAATGTACAATGCAGATAATGAAAAAGTAGCATTTGAGAGTGTTACAGGAACAAAAGTTTCATCTGTATGTTTCTATAACCAAACAGCATGTAAAGCTATCGGAACCGTAACGCGTTATGCAAGGGATTCAAAGGTTGATCCTGAAAATCGTGAAAGTGTGATTGGTTTCCGTGTATGGGCTATCGCAGTAGCGGTTAAAGATGAAGGTATCGGTGCTATAATCGGCTAGATTTTCCATAAAAGTTTTTATATACAAAAGCTCATGAGCCTAGAGCATGAGCTTTTTTTATCCTATCAAAATGTGTAAACACGAACTTAAAGCCTGGTGTTTTTTTATCGCAGCGGAACTGATTGTTCTGTTATGCGTTATCTAACCCAAAATATTGAAATAATGAAAAGAGATATTAAACAAATAGTAGAAGAAACTTTTGAAAAGTTTCCTACTGCACAGCAAGTATTTGCAACATCGGACGGAAATGTTTTTTTAGAAGAAAACCGTGCCATGTTACATGCAGGAAAAGACGGTAAATATTCTACCTACACAAAAGATATTGAAGATACGGTTGATACGTCGGATGTTAAATTACGCGGTTCAAAAGAATTGATTGCAGAAATTAAAGAGGTTGAACAATTAGAAGATCTTCAAAAATATATTACAGGTGAAACCCGTAAAACAGTTTTAGATGCTGTTGAAAAACGTACTACAGAATTAACTACAGTTAAGGATGATTCCACAGGAGCAGGATCTGATGTAAAAACAGATGCAGCCAAAACAACTACAACCGCAAACACACAGCAGTAATGGCAGAAATGAACGGTGTAAATATTAATCGTTTGCAAGGTGGTCTAGGACTTACCAATCAGTCAACCGATAATCATGTTGCGTATGTAATTGGTATTCCAAGTGCGGAAGCAGCAGTTGCAACAGCAATTAATAATGCCGGAAAGGGTGTTGTTGTTACATCAGTGTACGCAGTTGAACAATTAGGTATTAATGCTTCGTTTGATGCGAACAATAATGTAAAGGTTTACGAGCAAATAACGGAATTTTTCAGATTGGCACCGGAAGCAACTTTATACTTGTTTGATAAAGCAGTTAAAGCTGATTTAAAAGGTTTTCTTAATGCAAACACAGAAGTAAAAGGTTATGGCTTACATGTGGATTTTTCGGGTGAAACACCGCCTACATTGGCAACGGTAATTGCAGCACAACAAACAATAATTGATGAATTTGCTGTGGAAAACCGCCTTATTGATTTTGCACTTATAGGAACAGACAATTTAGCTGTATATACAGCAGATCTGTTTGCGTTAACTGCACCACAAGTTGCGGTAATTGTTGCCTGTAAAAACAATGACGGTTTAACAGCAATAGGAAGTTCGTTAGGTATGTTAGCAGTTCGTAATATTAATGAGAATTTAGGTTCTGTTGATATTCAAACAAAACCATTAACCAAGCGCGGTTCAATCAGTTATCCGTTAACCGATGTGAATTTAGGTGTATGGCTTACAGCTTATTTAAGCGATAAACGCGAAATGCGAGTAATTGACAAAGCGGTACTTACCGATCTGATTAACAAGGGTTACACAGCCGTTGCAAGTTATGAAGGCTTTGCAGGTATGTATTTTACCGATAGCTGTACCTGTATTGAACGTGCAAGTGATTACGGCAACATTGAAAATAACCGTGTTTGGAATAAAGCTGCACGAGTTATTCGCCAGGCTTTACTTCCTTATGTAAAAGGTGTTGTAAAGAAAGATCCAACAACAGGTTTTATTGCATCCACAACAGCAATGCAGTGGCAAACAGTTGGTGAGAAATCATTGAAGACAATGCAGAATAACGGTGAAATATCGGGTTATGATTTGCAGATCAACCGTGAACAGGTTGTTAATAGTACATCACCAGTACAGGTAAAAGCTTTGGTAGTTATGGACGGTATTGTACATGAGTTCGAAGTGTCGTTAGGTTTAACCAATTCAATAAACTAAGATGGAAACATTAATTGTAAATAAATTCGGTACCGTACAGGGTTGGAGTAATATCACATTTAACATGTTGGGTAGAGATGTTGAAGGAATAACTAAAATTACCTACGATGATACTTTAACCAAAGAAAACGTTTACGGTGCCGGAAACATGCCAATTGGCAGAAGTAGAAGTAATTATGAGGCTAAAGCTTCAATTACTTTGTTGAAAGAAGAAAATGATGCTTTATTAAATTCATTACCACCAGGAAAGCGTTTACAGGATGTTGCGCCTTTTGATATTCCTGTTAAGTACGAGATTGACGGTGTAATTAAGTTTCATATTATCAGAAATGTTGAATTTACAAACAATAGTGTCGATGTATCGCAGGGTGACGGTTCTATTGCAGTAGATCATGAGTTGATTGTTTCACATATTGATTGGAATGTAGTTTAAGATGAATAAACAAATAATTAAGCTTCATACTGATTCTGATATAGAACAGGAAGCAGCAAAGGTTGGTGGTAAAAGAAATCTTCGCGAAGTGATCGTAACTACCGATGATGGGTACCAATATGAATACCTGGTAAAAAAACCAAACCGCAGCGTAATGCAGGCGATATCGGAATACGAGCAAAAAAAGAATATTTCGGCTATTGAAAAATTAATGGTTGGTTTGGTTCTTATCGGTGACAAAGAAGCTTATGAGCATGACGGGGCAATCTACACCACATTGTTAACCGAAATCGGCAAACTTGTACACACTGCAAAAAGCGAAGTAAAAAAGCTGTAGCGGGTTTTTTCTTAGATCCCACGACAGAAAGAACCGATGGTTTTGAATATGATAAAGTGGATGCAATTATACGCGTCCACTTTAATATGGATCCAAAAACATTGACAGACGAAGAATACTACAAGTTATACCAACAGTGGATCTATGTTGAAAACATAAGAAAAAACGCGTACAAAGAAGCACTTATTGAAGTGCTGCAATTAATAAAATTATGAGTAATCAGGTAACAACATCATGGATATTGGATCTAGTCGACAAAATGACGAAGCCAATGAGAAATGCCTTTAAAAGTGCCACTTCTTTAAGTGATGCAATGGATGATGTTACAAGCTCAATTACACGAACCGAAAAGGAAGCAAAGGAAGCTTTAGGGAAAGCCCAGGAGCATTTTAAAGATACTAAAACAAGTGTAAAGAAACTTGAAGATGAATTGCAGAAGCTTGAACAGGCTTACGAAAAAGCAACACCCGGACAGGAAAAATTAAAAGCACAAGAAGCTTACGAAAAAGCTAAACAAAAAGTTGAACAATACAGAGTTTCTCTACACGGTGCTGAACAGGATGTAATATCACTTACAGGTGCAGTTGAAAAATTTACCCAAAAACAAGCTCGTTGGCAGGATACAATTACCGGAATTAACCAAGGTATTGAATTGATGCAAAAAGCAAATGATTCAATGAGCTTTGCAGCCGATATTAAAGATTACTCTACAGAAGTTCAAAGGTTAACGGGTTTACAGGGTGAAGCGTTGGATGAGTTTGTTGCAAAAGCTATGAAGTTGAAAAAACTTGAAGGTGCAGATCCAATGGGATTGCTTCGCTCTGCTAATGCAATGACGCAATTTAACGGAGGTGGTTTAATTGAAAACCTTGATTTAATTAAGGAAGGTTACGATAAGGCTGCCAATTCTAATGGTAATTATACAGATCAGTTATTCGAATATCAAGGCTTTGTAAAACAGTTGGGAATGACACAAAGGCAATACATCGCTTTTATTTCTCAATCCAATAAAATGGGGGTTTTCAATGACAAAGCTATTGATTCGATGAAAGAAGCTAACATGGCTTTACGCGAAATGCAAAAACCACAGGTAGATGCGTTGGCGGGAATTGGATTGACACCTAAAGATATTGAAGGTAAAACATCAATGGATGCCATAAAACTGATAAGCGAAAAAATGAAAACTGCTAGTACACAGGCTAGACAGTTGGTAATGGCTGATATTTTTAAAGGTGCGGGTGAAGATGCTACTGAAAAATTTGTTGAAGCTTTAAGTACAATGGATTTGGATCTAACCAAATTGCCTGCTGTTGAACGTTCAGCAAGTGGTTTTAGAAGTTGGATAAGTGATTTAAGTACAAGTGCCGGGCAAATGTTCGGGAATGTTGCTACTTATTCAAGGGAGTTGATGCCGATGTTTATGATTGTCAGCAGTGCGATACCAATTGTGCAAATGCTTTCTAAAGTAACCTGGATACAGACAATTGCCACAAAAGCACAGGCAGCAGCACAATGGTTGCTTAACGCAGCCATGACGGCAAACCCTGTCGGGTTAATCATTGCAGGTGTTGCGGCATTAATAGCGATAATCGCCTTGTGTTGGACGAAGTTTGAAGGTTTCCGTACAGTAATTTTTAAGGCTTGGGAAGCAATGAAATTATTCGGTAATGTTATTAAAGACTACGTTGTAAACCGATTTAAAGAATTGTTATCCGGTCTTACCGGAGTTGCAAAGGCAATCGGTCACTTATTTAAGGGTGAATGGCAAAAAGCCTGGGATACAGGTAAAAATGCCGTAACAGATCTAATGGGTGTTAAAAGTGGTGCTAAAGCAGCATCGGAATTTAAAAACGGTTGGAACGGTGCCATGCAAAAAGGCGATTTGGCAAGTAAAGAATACACAGCTAAACAAAAAGCCAAAGAAAAAGAAAAAGCACCAAGCAGTGTAAACGCCCATTTAAATTATAAACCCGATGTATTGGGCGCGGTTGCACCCGATGACAAAACAAAAAAGAAAGGCGGTAAAGCAGGAACTGGTGAGGGTTTAAATGTTGGGAGTGGTTCAAATGGTATAAGATCTATCGTACAGACTTTAAACATAACAAACAATTTCAGTGTATCGAAAGACACGAATGTTCGTGATTTAGCAGATAAGGTGGTTAGTTATTTAGCTGACGGTTTAAGAGACAGTGTAATTAATATTGGCGGATAATGGAAAGTAAATATGTAGTAACAGAAATATTCAGAAAAGTATTTGGTATAAATATTCCTTTTTACATCACAGAAGATTTAAGATCCAAAGCACCTAACAATATTTCTTTTTCGGGAATAGAAACCCTGCCTAATTATACAGATTCTAGAGATATGTCTTGGATGGGTACGCCTGTATTATTCAATGCAACTTTTCAAGGTGGAAAATATTTGGAGTATGATATGAAAGGTGAATTGGTAGAAAAAGCGCTTCAAACTTTTTCTTTACCGCCTGCAACAATGTTTCAGTTCCGTCGTGCTAAAAACATAACTAGAACAAATGTTTTAGGCAGCAACGGAACGGTGAAAGAAATTTTTGGTTTTGATGACTGGGTTATTGATGTACGAGGTTTGTGTTTGGACGAACCGAACCGAAGCGCACAAAGCCAACTAAAGGAACTTTTAAAATTTGAAAGTCTTGCTGATTCAATTGAAATCGTGGGTAGTCTTTTTACAGATCGAAATATAAACCGCGTTTGTTTACAAGATTGGAATGATAACATACCACAAGCGACACCTGGTGTAGTAGCTTTTCAGTTTCAGTTGATAAGTGATGAAGCAATTGAAATAAT